CGCCGCTCAGTATCGAGCACCTCGCCAAGCGCCTCGCTCCACGCATCAAGCAGATCGTCGGAGTCGTCCGACGCGGGCGGCGCTGGCAAGAATTCTTCTCTTTCGTGCAGTGTCATCGCGATTGCCCTTTTGCGGTGCCGGCGGTTTGGGTTCGGGCGCAGCAGGCTTGCTGCCGTCCGGCGCGGGCGGTGGTGCGGCGGGTGCGGGCGGTGCTGGCGTCTTGCCAATTTGACTGAGCGGCACGACCTGCTGCTGCACACGCGGCTCGTCGCCGAATGGCACGCTGTCGTAGCCTTCCGAATTGCGCGCTTCGTTCGGCGCGAAGATGCCGCCCTGTACGCCACGCGCCAGGCTCTCGATGCGGTCCTTCATGGCCGAGCGCAGCAGCGCCGCGGTATCGAACTCGACATACTCCTCGGGCTGGCCCTTGAGGCCGAACAGCAACCCAATCGATTCCTCGATGTGATTGAGCGCGAAGCCGAGCCCGTTCGCGATCCAACTCTGCATCAGCAATTCGGTCGAACCATACGGGGTGCCGCCGATGCCGAGGATTTGCAGCGGGATGCGAAATGCGAGCGCGATGTGCTCGTTCGAGAGTTTCATCATGTCCGCGGTGGCGGCATCTTTACCACCTTGGGACCACGGCTGCACTTTGACGCCCCGTGTCATGATCGGGGTGCCGCCTTGGTGTAGCTTCTTGGATTGCTCGTCCCAGAGCGCGCGCAACTCCTGCAATTGAACCGGCGTGAGAGCGAGGTCGGTCGTGATCACCGCCGATGGCCGCGCCTGGTTGAGGTAATAACCCAACTGCTGGCGCGCGATCGCGGCGTTGACGCCGATGTCGCTATAGGCCGCGACGATCGGGCTCTCGCCGACCAACGGCGCCGGCCAGCGATGCTTGACCGTATGCAATCGGATGTGCAGCACGTCGCGCTGCGGGATGATCAGCGGCTCGCCGCCGAGCCGCCGTTCGACCACCTGATTGCCGAACAACTGGTAAAAGATTTCGCCGTTGTTGCCGAGCCGCGGATAGGACAGCAACGGGTCCATGATGTGAAGCTCGTCGATCTCGTAGCGCGAATTTCGCAGCGCCAGCGCATAGGCATTGCCTTCGAGGTAGAGCGAGCGAGTCAGGTTCAGCATGAAATCGCTGTTCGACTGATAGTCGTTAGGGTGGCGCAGCAGCCGCGACAGCGCTGAGGTCGTAACACGGTCGCGGCCACCCTTGTCGTTAAGCCGCCAGTGATCACCCGGCAGCATCGCCACCGTCTGCGCATAGGCCGAGACGCAAGCCTCGACCATCGCCGACTGTGTCGACGTGCCTTGGATGCTGTGGCCGTTCTGCCACCAGTTGATGCTGTCGCCAACGTCGGCCGGCAACCAGCCGCCGGAAACCGGCAGCAGCCACGGGCCGGCGTGCGCCTCGCCCTCGGCCTTGGCCACGAACGTCGGAACGCTCCCGGCCTTAACGCGAAAGCGCGGCTTGGCGACAGCCGTTTCAGTCATGATGCGGCGTAGCGGTCCGGGTCTGATAATCGCTGCGGGTTGTTGCCGGCTTCTTCGCCTCGACTTGCCGCGTCCGGGTGGTGCCTTCTGGCGCCAATGGCGTGATGCCAGGATCTGGCGGCGAGCCATCCGGCTCGTGCTCGATGATGTGCACGCCGGATGCTGCAAGATCGTTTTCGTCCTGCGTCGGCGTCGGCTTGGCGCCCGCGAGCACCTCACGATGCTCGGCTTGTGCTTTCTCGCGCGCTTGTTTCTCGTCGGCGAGGCGTTTCTTGGTCGCCTCGGCAACGGCGTCGTGTTGCTCTGCCATGTGCAGTCCTTTCCTTGCTTCGAGTGTTGTCACCACGTAACGCCGGCCACCCAGGCAACGACGCCCGCGCGCCGAATGGTCCAGTTGGTGGGCAGGATCAACCGAAGCGCGAGTGAGTCGGTCTGCCACATCGATTTGACTGGCGCCGCCACGGTCGCCGGCGAGCCCGCCGTGCCGATATCGAGCGGCGTCGTGTCTTCCATGTGCAACGTCGCCTGATCGCTGATTTCGAAGCGTGGCGCGTCGCCGCCCACCGCCACGAAGTCCGCCGCATCAATAGCAATCACGGTACCGGCCGGAACCGTACCCGAGTCGATGATCGGCCAGCCGCCCAACTGCCCGGCCTGGATTTCGCCACGATACGGGAACACCCCGGCGCCAGGTGCCGCAACATAGAGTGCGCTGTTAATCTGTTGCGGATTCATCAGCCACACCGGGTTGCGGACATTGCCCCTGGTGCCGGTGAGCAAGGCACCCGAGATTTGCTTGATATCGGCGGTCAGAGCAGTGAAGCCACCGCCGGCGGTGGGCGTCAGGCCAGCCACGCCGTTGAGGATGCCGGCCGGACGCACGACGGTCGCGGCGTTGGCATCGAGCAGTACCGAGTCGAGCGAGATTGCCGTGTCTTCCTGCACTGCATCGCGCAGCAAGCCTTCGATCGCCGGCACCGAGTGGTCCTGGATTTCCCGGGTCCAGGTGGTGATGACCGCCATCTTCTTCGGCGTCAGTGTTTGCGAAGTAAACAAACCCTGGCGGACCGGAATTGGCAATCCTTCGCCGACGAACGATCCTGCGATGGTCGGCGTGGTCGCCCGCGTGGGAATGAGGATTTTGCCGGACATCCCAAATGAGAGCGACAAACCCTTCGCTGCCAGCCGCGGATAGACCGACTTCGGATAGAGCACTTCCATGAAAGCGGTGAACAGCGTCTGGGCGAGCTCGGCGGCCCAGCCGGTTTGCGTCGTGGTCGCGATCGTCGAGGTCGCGCGCGTTGACCATTCGAGCCTTCGTCCTCGCCGTAGATTTCCCGCAGCTTCTGATAAACCGGCGTACGATCGCACTGTGCTTTCAACATAGCGGTGCCAACGCGCACCAAATGATCGATCGCGCTCAGTGACTTTTTCGGCGGCATACTGAACGGCCGCGTACTCGACAATGCAGTGGCCGCCACCGTTGGCGCCGTGGTGGTTCGCACGGCAAGCGCGCGGCTGCCGTTGCTGGTGGCATCGTCAGAAGTCGCACCGAGGTGCCGTTCGGCGTCACGCAGGCCGGCGAGCGCGCGCTCCTCCTGGGTGATCCGGTCGGTGAGCCCGTTGCCGGTGGCCAACTGCTCGTCGCTGATGTTGGTTTCGTCGGTCCTGGTCCAGTGCTCGTTGAGTTGATCGCGCAGCGCGTTGATGCGCTGTTCGGTAGCGGAGATGCGTTGAGCATACGACGACATGGTCGTGCCCCTTCTAGCTTGCGGTATCGTATTGGCTTGCCCGCCGGTGAACCTGCGTCGTCGGATGCCGTTTCCATTGCCTTTCCCGGCGAAAACGAGATCGATGGTGGCAGGTGAAATGTTGAGCGACTTGGCGATTTGCAGCGCGTTCGGATTGGCCGGTACTGAGACCAAACTGGTCTCCATCAGTTCGGACTGGGTGAAAAACACGCCGTAGTCGGATTCTGGCCGCGGCCTGGACTCCTTCGGAGCGAAGCCGACGCTGACCGCGCGCAAGATATCGGCGTCGACCAGCGCGCGAATTTCATCGATGCGCGAACTGGTACCGGCTGGTGCGAGCTCCAACTGGCCGCGCAACTGCTTGTCGATCACGCGCAGGTTTTTCCACTTGCCGATCGGAAAGCCGTTTTGATGCCCGAACAGCGCAATCGGATTTTTCTTGAAGTTTGTCAGGTCCCAGCCGTCAGCCATGATCACATCGCCCATGCGATCGGGCGTCTCGTCCGACAGCACGTATTCAAGGCCATCGTTCTTACCCGCATGCGTCTTATGGACGATGCCGTCGGCGCCGCGATCCGAATCCCACGCGTCTTCCCAAATTAGTTGACACACATCCTCGTCGCCGAGCTCCTCGCCGCAGCGGCTCATGAAATCATCATAGGATTCGGTGTCGTCGGGATAGAGATCGCCCTGGCGCCGGCCACGTTGAACGCGCATATCGGCCTCCTGCAAATGTGTCGGTGTTACTTGCGATCGAGTGGCCAGCCGTCGGCGTCGACGGCGCTGACGCCCGTCTTCTCGTGCCGCTGCTTGATTGAATCGTGGCAGTGCGCACACAACGATTGCAGCCTGCCGAGAACGAACTTATTCCAGTCGCCGCCGTGCTGATCGACGTGATCGACCACTGTTGCGCGAGTTACCGCCCCATTATCAGCGCAGAACTTACAAAGCGGATGTTCGAGCAGATGCAGCCGCCGGCGTCGCTGCCAGTAGCCGCCATAGAAATGATGCCACCGCTCGCGCTCGGACATCAGCCTCGACTGTTCAATGAGTGCCCCGGCGTCTGCTGGAACAGGTATTTCAGCGCCGAGGCTCCGAAACCGGCCCGGACTCGCGGTGCGCAGGAGGCTCGGCGCCCCGCGAAGCCGACCCGGACATCGGCGATCTCGTCCCGGCCGGCGCTGTCGCTTGCGCGGTCTCGACCGCGATAGCGAACTTGCAGGCTTCCTTTTGCGCGACCGGATGACTGCGGGTGCCGGACCTGAATTTGATGAAGTTGATGGACTTGGTCCACGCCTCTGCCACCACGATGCCGGTGTCCGGCCTGGCCGTAATGGTTACCGCCTCGCCGTTGGCGGTGTGGAGATCGTTGTAGAGGTTGCCGTCTGTGCTCACTTGTAGAGTTATATTAGCTGACGTGAATTCTTGAGGAACGGTAATTCTGACAATAGTGCCAGCCGAACAATCGACTCCATCAGAGAGCGACTCACCGGCGGCAATGGTTGGCCCATCGATGATTTGCAGCGACATGGCAGGCTCCCTTATTCGTCCCTCATCGGACTCGTCTTGCTGAGATGCAGCCCGTTACAGTCAAAGCCCCGCCGCCGAAGGCGGCCTGGGCTACGAGATAGACATTCTGTG